ATAACGCCTGACTTGATATTAATATTACCGACAACATCAGCGCCATTTTTAACCTTGCCATTATCATCACGTAAGCTCTGGCCAAGCGCATCAATAAAGACCGAGCCACTGACGACAGGTGTGTCAGATGCTTGCGGCGGCGAGATAAGCAATTTGTCAGCTTTCATACTGATTGTCGCTTGCTCTGTCGTACCGCCAACCACAGCTCTACCCGCAACGTTTGCTGTCTCAATAAACAGATTAGTATCAACGGTCTTTGTTGAAAATAACGGCTTTTTATTAATACCACCCGCCATGACAACATCAGTAACCGTCTTTTTACGGGCAACTTTAATCGAGAAATCAACTTTACCAGTAGATTTATTAACACTGCTGCTGACTAGAGTTGGCTGCCAATCGTCACCTGTGCCACTAGGATATGGCGTCCATGATAAGCGGGTATCTGTAAGCACAGTATTTCCTGCATACTGCTGCACACTTTGATAACTTGGGTAATAAACGCCCCTAATCACCAACTTAGTGCCGTCGCTTGCTATACCAAAACTAACCCCCACTTGTGGACTTTGCTTGTCGCTCAATTCAACTTGAAAGCTCAAATCCTCAATCGCTGCGCCCAAATCAACACTACCTGTAAACATGCCATTGGCATTTTGCGGCGAGTAATTAGCCTCAATCGCCGTGGTCATCGAATCCAGCACTTTGTTATACGTCACCGTAAACACGGTATCTTTTGCAACCGTCTCTTTTGGCGCGATGCGTAACTCGTTAGCGTTAAAAGTACCAGTTGCATCACCAGTGATAACGCCGTTGCTCATAGTTGCAGTTTTAGCCTCACCCCATGTGATTGTGATATTGCCGACCACCTCATCGGCAATCACCGCCGCATGATAAGCAGGCAATAACGTTTGAGCGCCATATTTAACTGTGTCTAAATCAACGCCAAAACTATAAACGATATAGCTTGCAGCATCAGGTATCGCCGCTGTTGTAAGTAGTACAGTCTTACCTTGTACCGTACCGCGTCCGTTACCATCCTCATCAACTAAATTGCCACGGCCGTCATCGTGTACGAGATAGTTATTACCGCCTACCGTATAAGTGATTTTAAGGCTGTTTGGCACTGGCTCAGCGCCCATCTCGCGGACAAAGTTATAACCAGCATTATCATCGACCACTTGATAGTCTGTTTGTGCGACACGAGTAAACTCAGATGCGGGTTTATAGCTACCTGTTACCGTTGTCTGCCCTGTGTTGAGTAAGTCATACCAAGTAATTTGACCAACGCCATACTTGATAGCCGCATACGCTTTATTTTGACTATCAACTAACTGGCCGTCACGGTCTGTTAGACTCAAACCACCTACAATTAGGCTTAGCGTACCGACTGCAATACCTGACGGCAGACTAAACGCTGTGTTGGTCGTAACATTGACCGACTGACTAATTGCAATAACACCGTCACCGCGCGCTTGAGTAGCGACCTGGTTAGCGGGGTCACGCTGCAATATCGGTGTTTCTACTTGTGTGCTTGGTACAACTTGCGTGTATATCGAGTTAAGTTTTACTTGGCGCGATTGCATTGCCACTACTGGCTCAGCCAATCTTGACGCACTGTAATACTGAGCAGCATCAGCAACACGCGCCTCACGTAATATTGCGCGTCTGTTTGTACTAGCGTTTTGGTAAAACTCAGGTACGGTTAAACCGTTGAATGTCTTTGTTAAAGTGTCGCCAAATTCAATAGTCGCTATGATACGCGTTACTGTCTCGCTAACAGTACGTTGAAAGCGGCGCTCGATAGTGTCAACTTTAAGCGGGCGGATGTACTGATAAAATTCGTCTGACTGCCCCTCATTTTGCACGATAACAAGTGGCTGTCCGACTGCTGGTATCTGATCGCCTTTATCAAGTGATACCTGAATAACGCGTTGACCGGTTAATTGCGTTTCTAAGATATGCCCTGCCCATTTTGAGCCAAACGCAAGATATGATTCAATCTTATTCTGAGCATCTGAGCGTCTATCCGCAAAGCTGCTAGCCTTAAATGCAAAGACACTGATATTTGGATTTTCAGGCAATTCAGTAAACAGCATTCGCACTGCTTGCAATAGCTCAGCATTAGCAGTCTTTACGCCTAGCGATACTTTACGCAAGCGCACACGACCAATTAATCGGTCAATATCCGACACATCAGGAAATAAGTTATTTGATACCCCATCAATGACGGCAATACCTGTAGGCAATCCGCCGCCATCAGGCGTATCAGCCATGATTTCGGACTTTAAAATCTCTAAATCGTTTTGAGTAATCGCCATTATTATCATCCGTCAAATTGTAGGCATTAAAAAACCCACTACAATGAGTGGGCTGTGGTTTTGCTGATTAGGTTTTATTTTGGCTTGATAGGCTTTACTTTACGCCCCACCCATACTGCATCGTTTTCTTCAAAAACCGAGTGATAGTAAGGCTCTTTTGTTTCAGGATTGATAGGGATAAAAGGCTCGCTAATGAGCGTCATATCGACATCACCCAGAAGTTGCTTGTTGTCGCTATCTAACCATTCTGGGCGCTCATCGCAATTAAGATTAAACTGTAATTTATTGGTCATAACCATCACCATTTCTATCAATGTATTCAGGCGCTTTTTCGTCACAAGTATACATCGCTAATCGGTTTCCATTTACCTCATGACCGTGTGATTCCGCTTCTTTTATAGCCGCCTCTTTATCACTAAAGTACATTACTTTATTCATGTCTGGGTTGATACTGCTTTTGCCGTTCGAATACTTAGCAAATAAAATACTATCATTCTCGGTAAGTATTTTTAAATTCCCATCAACCTCATATCCTAACGCATACCTTAAATTACTCATAACACACCCCATCAAAAGTATGCTTAATTATACCATTTACACGCTCGGTATCTCTAAAAACTTAAGCGTCACAATAAATAGGTCGTCCAGTGATGGACTGATAAAGTCTTTGACCGGCTTTGCTGTCACAGCGTCATCGCCCGTGGTGTCGAATATAACTTTAATCCGTTTAACTGCGCCATCTGCTCGATAATCAAGCCAAAAGGTCGCGCCTAATTTATCGCGCTCAGCTTTGAGCGCATTGACCGTACTACGTGTAAGAAAACCCATATCACTAGGCGCTTGCATAGTGTAGGGTTTGCCAGCTTGTCTTATTGATTGCTCGACAATCATAGTACCGTCTAATGCGTACTTAGTGCTTGATACTAGCGATGACCACTCATGCTCATCGCTAGGGTATAGCTCATCGTCAAGCTCAATAATAGCGCCCGTGGTTATATTAGTGAGCTTGGTTTCCATGAGTTATCCTTAAGGTGTGGTGGTTTTAATGATATTGATAATGCGGCCGTAACCATCTAGCAAGCTGCCATCAGATTGTACTTGATCTTGTACGATAAGCGCCGTACCGCCAAATGATAGCTCGCCAACTTCTTCGTTGATAAACTGCATTGAGTTATCCGTTTTAGGGCTGTAACGATACAATTCAAACGATATTTGGTCGCCGCCAAACGCATCAACACCTTTAAAGAATACATAATATTCAGCATTATCAGGCATTGAGAAAAATTCAGATACCGTAATCGCACCCTCTGTATAACTGGCTTTGTATGGGCCTGTAAATGATGCTAGGTCTTTAAAAGTAACGACACCATAATCAGCATCTAGCGTGTAGTTAGTACCTTCAACTAGAGTGCCGGGTACGCCCGTGCTATCAGTGATGGTTAGCGCCGATACATTAACGCCGTTTAGCTTAATCGATTCACCAGCTAATGCAGTGGCAATGACTTCATCAACAACAGTGTTTGAGCCTTTAGCGATTAGCTCAGCACCAAATGCCAAAGCTACGTCCGCCGGTACAAGCTCATTGGTCGTTGCTGATAGCTCAACGGTGCGACCAGTGGTTAAGATTTTAGCGTCTGCACGTTTGCCGGTCTTAGTTTCTTTAATGGTCGTGCTTTCAGTAGACACGCTTAGCTCAACTGAGGTTTGGTTGCCTAATTCGCGGATTGTGGTGCGTTTACCATCTACAATACGCGCAATCATCAGCGAGCCTTGCAGCGATTTAAAGTGTTCATTTCTTTTTGCAGCCATGAGATATACCTCTTAATTAGATTTTTCGTAAAATTTCAAACATGAATGGGAAGTAAGCAAAGCCGCTATCGCTGCCATTGGTGACTGGGCACGCTGTTTTGTCAAAGCGCCCATAACCTAATAGCTGTGGATTGAAGTTCATCATGCAGTCATGTATCTGCATAATGAACGGGTCAGCCAAAGCCCTAATACTTTGAGTGTCGCTTGATTGTGATTCGGTATCATTGACCTTTAAAACCACTAGCCACTGGTCATACTGTATTGATTTAACCCTGCTATCGCGCCCTACTTGCTCACTAAAGCGTTCTCCGTACCAGATGATACTGACAGACGGCGCATTGTTGCGATTGTCAAGCATAGCCTCAATGCTAAAAGGCGTATCGACATCGATAAGCCCTGCAACATTGTTCTTTATGTTATCGACCAGTAGCGGCTCAACAGCAAAATACTCTAAGGCACTCATACGACCATGGCTCCCGATTTAAAACTGGTGTCGTAAAAATCACCCGTTTTGTCAATAACATTGCCGTCATCATCAATCAAAGATAATTTGCCGGACGCTATTTTATCCAGCCACAGCACAAGGTTTTTATAATCCTCATTCACATCATCAGGACGCTTATTTTTAAATAGCTTGTAGCGAGTAATTAAGGCGCAAGCATCTTTTAAAGAGCTTGGGATGGTAGCAAGTGGCAAATAATCAGCTACATAACTGTTGATGTATCGTGTGGCATCAGCTATGCGTATGACGGTGGCATCAGGGTCTTTAATGTTACGTTCAAGACCTGCGATGTCGTCCTCGCCGTATCTATCCACTAAATCGTCTCTAGTAATCATTATTTCACCCTATATGTTATTGCTTGTCGCATCTGACCAGTATCGATCAACGGCTTACTTGAACCCTTGCGAGCGATAGTAGATGCAGCCAATGGCGTGAATTGAGCCGTGACCATATATTTCTGTATATCAGCCACAGCCATAACACCGATTGTTTGCCACGTATTATTGAGCGATTGCTTACGCCTGATAATCGGCGTGATTTGTCTGCCAGCATACGCAAGGTACTTTTTGCGATTGGCTTTAAGTGACGGCTCGATAAACGGACGTTTTGGCACACCTAGACCTAACTCATGAATGGCAGCCAAGTCTTTTAGTGCAATCGGTCTTGCTGCTCTACTTGTGATTGACGGTCTGTGCATTGCACCATCGAGATAACCCACCTCAATTTTGCTAGTAAAATTTCTAGCTGTTGAGCGTATGCGGTCAAGCAAGCCATTATCACGCCGCGTTACCGATGTGCTAATCATGACTTGTCTTTAGCGTCTGCTTTTGCTGTCGCTTTAGGCGCTGGTGTCAAATCAGGATTAACCACGGTTTTATTGGCGGCTTTATCGACCACAAGCGAGCCGTTAGCGAACAGCTTAGAGCCGACACCATTAGCTTTAATCTTAGCTACTTGGTCATCGGCAAGCTCGATAGCTACGCCTTTTTTAAAGGCAATGTCTGCTACCGTGTAGCTGTCATGTGCGCCCACGTATTTAACCTTTGTCATTTTTAGCATCCTTTTTTGTTTCAGATTTAACTTCAACAATCGAGCCGTCATCTAAAAACGCTTTACCAAAAGCATCGGCTTTTAGCGCCTTGTCTTGCTCAGCTGTAATCTCAGTCTCAGCACCTTTGATAAACATGATGCCAGCGACACGCATTGAGCGATTAGCGCCGTTATATGTATATTTGCTCATTACTCTATCCTCAAAATTTGGACAATAAAAAAGCGCCTTAATAGACGCTTAATTACCGCTTTAGTTAGGCACTCTTAGTATCGTAATAGCGCATTGAATCGACACGTTTTAGCCACACGCCTTGATAGGTGTAAGAACCTGGTACAAAGATGTCAAAGCCCGTTGCTTGAGCCGGCTCAAACGATAGCTCTTGCGGAATACGCATCTCAATGCAATTCGGATCACGATTGTATGACACGATACGGTCAGCATCAGCAGTACCCATACCATTACCACGGCGGTTGGCTGTAATCTCAATGTTACGACCTTCGAGTGACGCTTCGTTGTTATCACGGATGTACTTGATGAGTGGCGTTTCATTGGTGCTTGATACAGTACGACCTGCTAGCGTGCGAGCAATGGACGTTGGCAAGATAACCGTGTTAATAGCCACATCACTATCGTATTGAGCGGCATCAGCGCTGTCATAGATAATCGTATTGATTAAATCTAAAACACTGGCAACTGGTGCGGTCGCAAAGTCAATCGTGCGAGTATCAACAGCAACACCATCTTGGTTATAAAAACCTTTGACGCCTGTTGATTCTTCACCAATCCAAGCAACCTTGCTCATGTGACGCTCAAAGGCCATTTGAGCCGCGGCAATCTTATCCGCTTGTAGTGTGATACCCATTGCCATAGCAGTTGCTAATTCGTGGATAGCGTATTGATAACCGACCACGCCAATCTTAGTAGGTAGTGATACCTCATCATACAAGACCTCGGCAAGTGGAATATCCATGCCAGTGCCAGCGTATGCCTTACCTTCGCCGACGCCTTGCTTACGCGCTAAGCTGTGCGAAGTACCGACCACTGCATTGATATTGTTGTTGACTGGAATATACTTAGCATACTCCATCAGCTCAGCCATTTGTGGCGTCATGCCATTGATGTTCTCAACCTGCACCATTAGACGTGCTAATGACTCAAGATTGAACGCATCGCCTACCTTTGCTTTTAAATGGTCAGCGACTGGCATCAATCGCAGCATCATTTGTTGTAATTTATCCATCTTAAACTCCCAAAATTTCAATAACGGTTAGATTTTGACTGCCAACAGACGGACTAGCAAAGCGCATACCCTCAACGGCGGTGGTAGTGGCGGTGATTTTACCGTCAGTAGTCGCACCAACAACGGTTGTTAGGTCAGTAATTTTGGCAACCGATGGCGACCATACTTTACCTTTAACCATGACTGGCACAACGTCGCCTTTCTTGTAGCTGTCAATCATGCCGTTTAATACGACAATACCGACATAACCAGCGGCGGTATTTTGTGTAGTAGTCGCGCCTTTTTTGTCAGCAGTCAAATAGACGACTGAACCATCTTTAACCGGATAAGCAGGGTCAACCAATAATGGCAAACTCAATACTTCTTCTGGCATTGATTTAACGCGCATACCTGCTACTGCGATTGCATCATCGCCTTTTAGTAATGGTGTCATTATTTATCCCCTTTCCACATTTGTGATTTATCATACGGCTTATTTTTATCAGCATCGCCTACGTTTGGATTGTTTAAGCCATTTAGCGCGCTGTCAGCAGCAATGACTTGCTTGGTGTCAGCAGTGGCAAGCAATGCTTTAAACGCGGTATCAATAGCTGATTGCTCAGCATCGGCTACGCTGTCACCAACAATAGCCTTGACTAGATTGTCATCAGCTTTGGCAGTGATAACATCGCGGCGGATTTGCTCGCTAGATTTACCATCAGTGACAATCTTATCGTTCAGCTTTTTAGCATTATCGATAGTTGCCACACGGTCAGCGACCAATGCTTCGATTTGCTCAGGTGTAATTTGTTTTGCCTCAAGCTCAGTGTTGGTTTCAGACAACGCCTTGTTATCGCCAACCAGTTTATCGATAGTCGCTTGAGTTGCTTTCAGCTCAGATAAGCTAAACGATTGGTCGCCTACTTTAAGCTCACTACCTTTTAGCGCGTCAAGCTCTGCGTTCTGCGCCGTAATTGCTTGAGCAAGCGTAGTGTTATCGCCCACATCAAACTCTAAGTTACCGATTTTTACTTTCATACCTTGCTCCGTTTTTACCGTTTGTTTATCGCCTATTTTGCAGTCATCGCCGCATCTGCCCTCACGGACAACAGCAACATGGTCAGCAACCATGCCTACCCATTGCCCGTGATATGCCTGTCCTGTCTCAGTTTCACCTGCTGTCATATCTAATTCAGCAGCGTAACCTAAAGATATTTGTTTAATGTCGTCGTACTCGATAGACTCAATCGCCCACTTATCCTTGATGGTTAAGTCAGCAATCAGATAGCCGTTATCAGCGCGTACATTTTTAGCTGTGCCAATAACGTGATCCTTGTAATTGTCACTGTTTAGCTGATTGCCCTTTGGGTGCATCATAACCACATCGGATGCGGTAAAGCCGTCAATAACCGGCTGACCAAACAGCACATCGCTAGGCGTGTAGATACCGATAACGTCTGTTGCTTCATAGCCGTCAACAATACCAAGCTCACCTGCGTAATACTCTTTGACCATCGGCTTTGCGAGTGTTACGTCTTTGCAGATTAAAAACCCTTGCGGCGTTTTGATACGGCTTGTCGGCTTTAAGTCGATGACTTGATTAATCTTTATTTTCATAGTTAGCGCCCATAAAAAAAGCCGCTCAATTAAGGCGGCTCGTTATCGTTTTCGCTAGCTAACTTATCGTCACTAGCCTTGATTTTTCTATCCATGTATATCAGCAGACGCTCAGCGAGTAGTAGTAGAATTAACCTCATGACTTACTCCATCAAGAAATCTAAATCAGGTATCGCAGTACATCGGCATTGAATGGCTTGCCCGGGGTGTCCATCAATCGGTGGGTTATCCCACGCTATCAAGTCACCGTCCCAGCGTCTATGTCTTGCCCTCACGCGCTCATCATGGCTTGTTGACCAAAAGTAATGCGTGATGCCCAGTGATTGCTGTCTAATCTGCGCCAGTCGGCTGTTAATCTTACCTAGTTGGTCACGCGCTATCAGCTTTGCTCTGCTATCAGTCACGCCTTTTATCTTTTTAAGCTCATCGGCTAGAGTAGCGTTAAGCGTACCTGCTTGCAGACTTGCCATGACAGCTTGCTCTACTCTGTCGAGATATTGCTGCGGTATTGAGTTAATCAGCGCAATATTAGCCGCCACAGCCTCATCAACAGCCTCTTGTAATACGCTATCACTCATTAAGCCGCTAAAGTCGATGCCCGTCTTACTCAGTATCATGGCACTTAACTGATTGTCCGACTGTTGACCTTGCTTGCTCACCACTGTTTGAGCCAATGTGCTAGCAATGCCTGACACTTTAGCTTTGACCGTGTTAGCTGTCTTGCTAAACGCCGTTTTAAAGTCGCTGAATAAGCTATCTCCTACCTGTCGCTTACTGTCACCGATAATAGGCGTGTCAATTAACGGCATGAGCGCCTTTACTGTCTCAGTGTGCATATCATCAACGATAGCGAGCAATGTCCGTGTATAGTCAAGCTCTAGCTTACGTGACACGTAGATAGGACGCGCCTTAGCTTTACGCCCTCGTTTACGCTTACTCTGTTGCTGTATTAGCGGCTTTAACTGGTTTAGCATCGTTTAGCCCCTATTCAGAGTATTCATCAGACCTTGGTCAACGGTTAGGTTGATGTTGAACGTATCTTCTAAGAACTTGATATGGTCATCATCAATCACGGTGTAAGTATCTTGCTCGACCAACTGCTTAGCGATTTGAGCCTCAGTGATAATGCCGTTCTCAAGATATTTAATATCACGCTCAGCATTGTTTTTCTCAATCTCACTCAACGTCTTTTCGTCAAGCTGCCATAGCGGTGTGAATATCAAGCTTGGTTCAACGCTATCAGGTAACAAATAACCGCTGATTATATCTATTAGGTTTCGCAGCACTGGCAGCAGATAATCACGCTGATAACTGCCTACGGTGTCGTAGTAGTTTTTCAAGTCATGTTCACCTGTTGAGTTTAATCCAGCAGGGGAGCGACCAAACAATATCGTAAAGGGGATATCCGCCGCACCTGATAACTGGACGGCAAATTCTTGCATCAAATCAGGCAAGCCACTAAAGTTATAGGTTTTACTTTGATAATCTTCTTCTTTATCGAGCAGGACTGTACCGTTATTACCTTTCAGCATACCAACCAAAGCGAACCGCTTAACGATAGCATCAGCTTGATTTTGAATCTGATTAGCTAAATCAGGCGTTTTGATAATATCAATCTTAGCCTCATGCACTAACGATGCGGCATTGGCATTGACACTAGCATAGCGTAACAGCTCGGCATGGATGCTTTGTAGCACACTATCACCGCCGCGCCACTTAATCTCGATAAGGCGGCTGTGATGTACGATTTGATTAGGCATACCAGCGCCTTGCTGCAACCGATAATAGACCGGCTTGTCGTACTCGCCTTGCGCCTCACTTGCAGGTCGCATCTCACTACCTGCTGCCAGCTTTGAGACTGATAAAGTAGTGATATAGCTCAAACCCTTGCTTGTATTGATGGGTGTGCTAAGCGGCATAGCATCATTGGTTGCGAGTAAGATATAAGACTTGCCATGCAATCTTGCTAGGCTCATTGCTTTACTCAGATGCACATCAATCTTTAATCGGTCAAGCTCGTTATTGAGCTTTTGTAGCTGATCGCCTGC